AGTAAACCCCCGTGTCCGTTACCCTAAACCAAGCTAATTATGGTACTGGTGTCTACGGCACTGCACGGTATGGCGAATACTTTGTAACTATAAACACTGGAGTTGGTGCCGTAGGGTCTGTAGGCTCTGTTACAGAAAATGTTAGTGAAGCACTGGCAGGTGTATCCGCTACAGGCACAGTTAACACAGTTAATACAACAGTAGATGCTAGCACTACGTTAACCGGTGTATCCGCTACAGGCACAGTTAACACAGTTAATACAACAGCAGATGGTACTACTACATTAACAGGTGTTTCTGCTACAGGCACAGTTAACACAGTTAATACAATAGCAGATGGTACTACTACATTAACAGGTGTTTCTGCTACAGGCACAGTTAACACAGTTAATACAATAGCGGATGCCAGCACTACGCTGACCGGAGTATCTGCTACAGGCATAGTTAACACTGTCAGTACAACAGCGGATGCTAGCACCACGTTAACAGGTGTTTCTGCTACAGGCGTAGTTAACACAGTTAATACAATAGCGGATGCCAACACTACGCTAACCGGGGTATCTGCTACAGGCACAGTTAACACTGTCAGTACAACAGCGGATGCCACTACTACTTTAACAGGCGTATCAGCTACAGGCTCTGTCAATACTGTCGGTATAGGTAATAGCACCACACTGACAGGGGTTTCTGCAACTGGTTCGGTCAATACTGTTAACACTACTGCAGGTATTAGAGTAGCAATAACCGGCGTATCTGCTACGGGTGTTATTAACACTGTCAGTACAACAGCAGATAGCAGTATTACACTAACAGGTGTGTCTTCTACAGGAACAATTGCTCCAGTAGTAGTTGGTGGATTTGAAGTAGATGTTAGTGAGACTATTGCTTCTGGCGTAGGTGCCACTGGTGTAGTTAATTCTGTACAAGTTAACTTGACGGAAAAGCTTGCAAGCGTATCAGCAACAGGTTCTGTTAACACTGTTACTACAACAGCAGATGGTAGTAATACACTATCAGGAGTATCTGCTACAGGTTCCGTTAACACTGTTAGTCTAACAGCAGATAGTAGTATTACACTATCAGGAGTATCAGCTACTGGTTCCGTAAATACAGTAATAACAAGAGTAGGTGCCACTACGGTATTAACCGGAGTATCAGCTACTGGTTTTGTAAACACGGTTAACGAAAAACCAACTGAAGCATTAGCCAGTGTATCAGCTACAGGTTTAATAGGCTCTGTAGGTATTAGTAATACTGTTACGATAACAGGTGTTGCAGGTACTGGCTCCATAGGTTCTGTGGGTGTTGGCAACAGTGTTACACCAACTGGAGTTGTAGGCACTTTTTCCATAGGAACTGTGACAGTAACTGGAATTGTAACCGTATTTGTTGCTTCAGCATACGATAGAAAACATGTAGTGCATGTTGTTCCAGAAGCTTTGATATTACGTTCCGTAGCCGTAGGAGCAGCGAGTGCGTATAATCGTGACCGGGTAGTAACTGTCCAACCAAAAGAAACAAGTAATCAAAGAAGGGCTGCATAATGTCTCTTAAATGGCAGGATAAAGACCCGGATGACCAGTTAGATTATTCTATAAACTGGGGTCCGGCTTTAGATACAGACACAATCTCTTCGCTTATTTGGAAAATATATGATGAGAATGGTGTGTTACAAACGTGGTCAGATAGCCAGATTGTAAATGGTCTACAGTTAGTTAGCCGCACTAACACGAACACTATAGCTACTATTTATCTGGGAAGCGGTACAGCCTTTACAACTTATAAAATTGTGTGCCGTATGACAGCGAGTGATGCAACTGTTCGCGAACAGGAAGTTCGCATCCGTGTAGTGGAGAAGAACTAATGGCGTATAACTACCTCAGTTTAACCAACGAAGTTTGTCGCCGCCTCAACGAAACGGAACTTACATCTAGCAACTTTGCATCGACAACAGGCTTTTACTCACAAATTAAAGATGCTGTAAATTCCTCTGTTCGTGATGTGAATCAAAAACATTTTAGTTGGCCTTTTAATCACAATACAGATGATATTATTTTAACCGCAGGTGAACTTCGCTATCCTTTGCCGGATAATGCCAAGTATACAGATTTTGACACGGTTCGTCTTGCTCGCAGCACAGCATTAGGTGTAGGGTCTGCAAGACTCCTAAAGCAAATGAGTTACGATGAGTATATATCACGATATATAGACCAAGAATATGAAACAGACACATCAAAAGGTCGGGCACCTGAATATGTAGTTCGTTCTCAAGATGGGGATATTATTGTTGCTCCTATGCCCGACGCAGCATACACGATTGAGTACGAGTTCTTTATGTTTCCTGCTGATTTAGAAGTTTACGATGATGTGCCAACTATTCCATTTCGGTTTAAGCACGTAATTGTAGATGGTGCAATGTACCACTCCTATATGTTTCGCGACAATTTAGAGTCTGCGTCTATCGCTCTTCGTAAATTTGAAGATGGTATCAAGCAGATGCGAACTCTTCTTGTAAATGAGCATGTATATGCAAGGGCTGTTTAATGCCTGACCGTTGGCAAACACATGCCTTTGAGTTCAAGGGGGGTTTGATTACAAACCTTTCTCCGTTCCAACAAGGTATTCAGGCTCCGGGTTCTGCACGAATCCTTCGTAATTTCGAACCGTCGGTTTTTGGTGGATATCGTCGTATCGAAGGGTTTGAGAAGTTTGATACTAATGCTCTGACTAATGCAGATAATGTTCGCGGCATAACCCGATATGATGATAAAGTGTTTGCAGCTAGAGGGGATGACCTGTTCTTTTCAACAGGTTCCGGTTGGACACAGGTAACGGATAACGCAACCTATAGCAGCGCGGGTGTTAATTTAGGCGGCTCTGGAAAACTTCGATTTCTAAGGTACAACTTAGATGGGACCGATAAATTAATGATTGTGGATGGGACGGGTAAACCGTTTCGCTTTGACGGTACAACCTTCGAACAGTTATCCTCGCTACCTTCGGATACATCTGGTTCTAGCCATATCGTCAATTTTAAGAACCATGTTTTTCTTGGAAACGACAAAAGTCTCGTTTTTTCTGCACCCTATGAAGATGATGACTTTACAAGTGCAAGCGGCGGTGGTATAATAAACATAGCTGATACGATTACTGGTTTAATTGTATTTCGCGAACAGTTGATTATATTTAGTGAAAACACCATAAATCGCTTAGTTGGTAACAGTATCGCAGATTTTCAACTTCAGCCTGTGTCACGTGACTTGGGCTGTGTAGCAGCAGACACAATACAAGAGATTGGCGGCGATGTTGTTTTCTTAGGTCCCGACGGCCTTCGTTTGTTTTCTGCTACGGACCGCGTAGGCGACTTTAGTTTGGGAGTTATATCGAAACCCATTCAGACTGAAATGATTGATTTAATATCATCTAGTCCGGGAGGATTTAGCAGCACAGTTATTCGGGAAAAGAGTCAGTATCGTTTGTTTGGATACAACTCTGCGTTTAGTAACGAAGCAGCAAAAGGTATAGCAGGCACACAATTGCAGGAAGGCATTTCTTGGAATGACATGCGAGGCATTAACGCCTTCGTGACATTTAGTGAGTACGACGGGTTCGCGGAAAGAATCTATTTTGCTGCATCAGATGGTTACGTATATCAGATGGAGCAGGGCAATAGTTTCGATGGCGTTGACATACCCGCAACTTTTGCAACTCCGTTCGTCCCTTTAAATGACCCGGCTGTTCGCAAAACAATTTATAAAGGCACTACGTATCTAGATGTTAACGGCGATTTTGCCTTAGAATACTCTTTAAAGTTTGACTTTGACCAACCAACCAGCCCCCAGCCAGATTCAATCTTGAGTACAAGTGCAGGGGCATCTATTACATACGGTTCAGGTATATTTGGTACATCTCTATTTGGCAGCAAACAAAAAGCTATTTTTGATGTACAGACAGTTGGCTCTGGTTTTACGGTATCAATCCTGTACGAAACAACAGGGCTTAACACAGACGCAGTATTCACCATCGATGCCGCAACCCTAGAATACGGCACATATGGTAGGAGATAAATATGGGTACAGGTTACACCAGAAATGACACATCAAACAATATAGCAGACGGAAACGTAATCAACGCTTCTGACCTCGACGGCGAGTTTGATGCGCTTCAATCTGCATTTGATGCGTCTTCGGGGCATAGTCACGATGGCACAACCGGAGAAGGACCGCAGATTGCTGCAGCAGGTATCGCCAACAACGCGGTTGCTCTAGGTACGAAAACAACCGGCAACTACGTTGCAACCGGAGCGGTAAGCGGTGTGGGTCTGTCTGGTTCAGCAAGTGCTGAAGGCGCAACATTTACAGTTACATCCAATGCCACTAATGCAAACACGGCAAACACTATTGTTTCCCGCGATGCAAGTGGCAATTTTTCTGCCGGAACAATAACGGCTGCACTAACAGGGGATGTGACAGGAAACGTATCTGGGACATCTGGAAGCACTACGGGCAACGCTGCTACGGCTACCGCCCTTGCAACAGGCCGCACCATTGGAATGACTGGCGATGTAGTATGGACCTCTGCTTCATTTGACGGTTCAGGCAACGTAACAGGCACAGCTACGATTCAGGCTAACTCTGTTGCACTGGGAACCGACACGACTGGAGACTACGTTGGTACTATTACTGGCGGTACTGGTATCGACTCTACCGGGGCTACTTCGGGTGAGGGGATTGCACACACCCTTTCTCTCGACCTAAACGAACTCACCACGTCAACTTCGGATGGTGACGGTGACTTCTTTGCTGTAGTCGATGCAGTCGGTAATCAAAAGAAGCTAACCAAAGGGAATATCAATATTTCCGGCTTCAACAATGATAGCGGGTTTATTACGTCTGCAAATGGCGGTAATGCTGCAACTCTAGATTCCATCGACAGTTCACAGTTTCTTCGTTCAGATGCAGCGGATACGAAGACATCCGGTGACTTGTCTTTCAGTGACAACGTAAAGGCAAATTTTGGTAATGGTTCTGATTTGCAAATTCATTGGGACGGTATAGATGGTCATGTAGCCGTAACCGGTACTCTCAACATTGATGGTTCTGGTGAAACTCTTGCTAAATTTATTGATGATGGTGCGGTTGAACTCTACCATAACAATGCTAAAAAAATTGAAACAACAGCTACAGGCATAACAGTAACCGGTACTGTTGCGGCAACAAGTTACACTGGTGACGGTTCTTCTTTGACAGGGATTTCGGCTGGTGCAACAGGCGGTGGCTCTGACCAGATATTCTATGAGAATGGTCAAACAGTGACCACAAATTACACAATTACAAATGGCAAGAACGCAATGTCGGCTGGCCCAATCACAATCAATACTGGTGTGACGGTAACAGTTGGCACTGGTGAAACTTGGACGGTGGTATAATGAGTACAATCAAAGCAGATACAATTGTAGCGAGTGATGGCAGTAGTCCGGTTACGCTGACAAAGCAAAGTGCGGCAAAGGCTTGGGTAAACTTTGACCAAAGCGATAATGGGGTGGATGGCTCGCTAAATATAAGCACTGTTGGCGATAATGGCGTGGGAGATATAACTGCAAATTTCTCTAGTTCACTTTCTGACGATGCTTATGCCCCCTCTGGTTTTGGTGGTTTTGCCGTAAGCTATGCTCAAACTGTTTGGGTCAGTGGCCCTGCTAATGTAGCCATAGGTAGCTGGAAAACCTCTGGTCTTTTACGTTCTCATGCAAGCTATGGTAATACCCAAAGAAATTCAGATGTTCCAGATTATAATTTAACTGTACACGGAGACTTAGCATGAGTGAAATCTTAGTAGACAATCTCACAGGTAAGACCGCCGCTGGCAGCATAGTCGTGTATGGCGAGGGTGGCACGGCTA